CCAACGGCTTTGTGAACCTAGATCCATTTCATCACCAACATTTAATACAAAATCAAACTTCTCATGCCTTGCCATTTTAATTAGGTTAGACACCGCTTTTGGATGGTGTAGTGGAATTTGCAAATCTGGGGTTACTAGGTATCTCCGATTGGCTTTAATTAATCTTCATCCTCATCTGGAGTTGGGATAGTTGGGATTATTCCTTTATCGCCTACGATCCAGTCAGGCATTGATTCAGGATTATCCATTAGGTAAAGCGCACAGGATTCATTAAATCCAGCCTTGCGTGCAGCTCTAAACATTTCATGCTTTGCAATATAGAATTGATCTAGTTTTGATAATGGTTCAGGAGTTTGGCGAACTACTCTCCGATTAACCTTTTTGCGTGGTGTGCGTTTTCGTGTGTTCGCCATAGCAGAAATTATCGCTTACTAATTAATGCAAACAGATCATCAACACGCGACTCAAGTCGATTAATCTGATCTTTCATTGATGAGCCACCATTTGGCTTAAGCTCATTCAAGTAGGATTTAATAAGAAAGCGGACTCCCAGTAATAAACTTGTTGATACGGCGCTTACGCCAACGGCTATGCCAACCCATTCGTTTGCGGTCATGACGCATTAATTCCATAATCCGCTTCGCTCCCTGACTTTGGATCTAACGCTTTGGCAATAGGCGCAACAATCGCACCAAGCATAGTTGCATAGGCTGGATGAATGTCAGCTACTATTGCTAGGGCAACTGTAATTCCACTAGCTGCCACAGCTCTCAAATATGACTTAATTGCTGCTTTGTGTTTTTTAGTTAGTTTCATTAATTGCCTTTCAGTAGTGGGATATTGAACTTCTCGCCAGTTTGATTTGGCTTAAAACTTACATGGATGTGCTTATGATGTGGATTAATGCCCCGATATTTAACCCAACGCCAAAGCGATTTACCTGAACATATTTTACCAGCGTGGATTATGTAAGAAATACGCTTATCTTTTTTTGCTGCGAGTCGAAGCTGATCTGCCAAAGCGTGACTAATCCCTTGTTCGTCAGATAAGCCAGCGTCAATATCGATTGCGCATACTTCACCTGATGGTCTTGGGTTATGGTCGGATTTCCTTGATTGATGCTTAAGATCACCGATCCATCCATCAGCTTTCCTGCTGCGATCCACGAAAGTATCATTTACTTGATCGCGTAAAGTATTAGCAGCTTTGGATAGATAAGCCTTCATTAGCCAAGTATCGTTTTAAGTTCATCAGCAGTTAAGCCAATGCGATCAAGGATTGCTGCTTTAGCAGCTTCTTTTGCATCTGCTTCGGCTTCCTTTTTATTATTATCGGCTTGGTCTGCTTGATGAATTTTTAATTCAGCAGCAGTCATTTCTCTATCAATTATTTCATTTGTTGCAAGATCGTGTATTCTTATCATAGGTTTAGTCATTATTTTATTCCTAACAGTATGTAGTTTCCAGCAGCAAAGTTATTGCCATCTGCATCCAAAATTGTAATTGATGTTATAATGCTATTTGATTTGTATGTGCCAGTTTGAAATGCTGAAGTAATAACACCTGAATTATTTGTGCCAAAATCAGACCTGTAAAAAAATTTTGAAGTTGTAGTATCAATATAATTAAATAAATCTAACTGCACAACTGTATCTGTGGCATTTGTGTTAAAATTAAAATTCCGACTAATTGAAGTTGCTGAAGTAGTTGTGCTTGGATAGGCGTTAATAGTATAATAATTGCTACCTGTATCAGCATTTAACCTAAATATCAATCTTGTGTTATTGATTGCCCCAGAATTTACACCTCTAACAAGTAATCTTAAATCTCTGTAAGACCCATCAATGCTTGAAATTGTTACAGTTGATGCAGCCGGTAAATTTGCTGATGCTAATTGAGTAAAACTTCCAGCAGACAAAGTTACCCACTCCGGAGCATTTGCACCAGAATTTACTGCCAAAAATTGACCGGCTGTTCCCAGTCCTAATCTAGTTTTAACATTAGCAGTTGATGAGCGATAAGCAATATCGCCAAGAGTTGTTTCAGGGTTTAAGTTTTTGGTTGTTGTATCAATAGATGAACCAAGCGTGCGAATAGCAGCTGCGCCATCTTTGACCAGTGCGGTGTCGTCTGGTGTTGTCCAGCCATAATTAGTAGTGGTTGCCATTTTATCCTTTTCCTATGCGACTATTGTAGCGTATTCCCATGTCAAAGTTGGATCTATTGTTTGCCATGTTTCGGTTATTGGTGTGGTATTCCAACGCATCGCCACTTGGCTAAATGCGACTGGTGAAACATTGATCGTTAAAAACAGCTCATTAAATCTAGTGCTCCATGACCAGCCCTCAACATAACCCTCAAATTCTCCACCTGATATTTGGGTCGGTAGGTTAGTTAGATAAACTGGCATACCCATAAATACGCCTAATAAATCATCCCGATCTGAGTTATCAATTTCAGGGTTAGTTATTGGGAATGTGATCGATTGGAACTTTGGTAATGGATAAGCTCTTTGAGCGATATAACGATCAGCAATTGCTTGAGCATCTACTGAACCTTGAATTCTTGAATTGATGGTTTCTGCTTTATAGCCATAAAGGGCAATTGAAGCGGCATCTGTGGCAGTTTCCTGTGAATTAAAGTTATTGCCATAATTGATATAAATATCATTCCTAACATCACCTGAGCGCATAACTGTGGAAAGGCCAGCACCTAAAGCATGACCGGCATCTAAATCAACATAACCATTTGTGAGCAGATAGTTTTGCCTGTGGTCTGCATCTGCATAACCGATGTTTCCTGCATTATCCTCATAAATGTAACCAAAAGCAGAATTGGCAATATCTGCAACAACATTGTAAATTGTGTCAGTTAAATTTGATTGAGCAGTCATTGTATAAAGACCTGGTTGATCTATTTCGCCAAGTCCTAAATTGACTGCATTCTCCCAAGTTTCAGTTGCATTGTAAGTTGCCCAAGTTGTAGCTGATGGAACATCGTTCCAAGTGCCAAGCAATACGCTAGACAAAATTTCATAAATCTGGTTGCCATCCTCATCTTGAGAAATGTTATCATTCCAAATTTCTTTGGCTATTCTTGCAAGTGAACCCATTGCAATAATGGTGTATTCGACAACTGTGGCTATCGATCCAGTAGCACCGACAGTAACACTTACATCGGTAATGTCGCCACCAAATAGGCTTACATAAGTTCCTGCGCTGTTTTTGACCTGTAAATCTAAACTGTCATTAATGTCAAAAGGTAATGTTTGACCATTTAAGGCAACTAAACTTATTTGAATATAAGATGGATTTGGCTGTAAATAAATGTCAGTTCGACCAGATTCATGCTGAATATCGCTTATCGCTATGTCAGTATAATCAACCCCACCGACAGTCAATTTCCAATCTGGTGTCCAGACGCTCATGGTTATGGCTTAACGGCTGCTCGTGAAAGATATGGGTTTGATCTTGCTGCACTATCATTAACAACTTTAGCAACAGCTCTTGCAGCACCTTCGCCATCGATTGCATTAACTGTAATGTTTGTTATCTGACCCATACCGCCACCGCCAAAATTACCGGTTGAACTAGGTACTTTAGGTAATGATGATCTGCCAGCTGATGGTGCTGGATTAGGTAATGAACCCACATTAACGCCTGGAATGATATTTACAACTCTGATTAACTCATTGGCTAAAGATACGACTAAGCCAATTGCCTCACGCAAGAATGTAATAAATCCTGAAATGATCCCACTAACTACGCCAATTGCTTTTCCAAAACTTTCAGCACCTCTTTGAGTTTCAGTAAGTGAAGCACTTAATCCTTCATCACCAGTTAATCCTGCAATAAAAGCATTTAGGGTTGGAATGCCTTGATCGTTTAAGAATGTAATAAATTGCTCAACTGCTGGCAATAAAGCAACGCCTAAACTTTCCTTTGCTTCATCAAATCCTACTTTTAGGCGATCAATCTTTCCTTGAAAAGTTTCAGCATTTGTAGCTGCTGCGCCACCATATAACTCTGCTAATTTGGCTTGAACTTCGGTAAAAGATAATGTTGCAAGTTCAGCCTTAGATAATCCAAGACCTAATCTACCAAGTGCTGCTTGATTACCATCTTGAGCACGACCTAAAGCATTTGCAACAGTTTCTAAATCTTTACCTGATGCAGCACTAATATCTAAAGCCAAAGTTAATAACTTTTGGGCTTCTTCGGTAGATTTTGTAGATACTGCCAATCTCTGCATGGCTGGACGCAATTTGTCATCTGCAACACCTGTGGCTAAAGATGTTTTTAGGATCATGTCCTCAGTTGCCTTTATTTGGGCATCAGTAGCACCTGTGGCCTGTCTTAGGGCATTGGCTAACCTTAATTGTGCTTGCTCATCCTCTATCGCAGCCCTGACCCCATCAACGGCTAATTTGCCAGCATAGGCAACAGCAGCAGCGGCAGCGACAGCAAAAGCAGCAGCAGCCTTCTTTCCAAAATCTGAAATCTTGCTTGAGTTAGTTTCTACGGCTTTATCAGCTTCGCCTAACTTCTTTTTTAAGTCATCGACATCGGCAAGGATCGATAACTTTAATGTTCTATTACCGGTTGCCATTAGAC